CTTTAAAATCTCATACTGTCCGCTCTTTAATTCCTTAATATCTTTATCAAGGTTTTTTACAACAAGTTCAAATTCTTTTCTCGTTACAAATTTTTCTTCTGCGCTTATCAAATCAATATGGTGTGCAGTAGTCTGTTCAAGAATTGTTATTTTTTGTTTATATTCAGAAAGCTCTTTTACTTCCCTTTTCATTCCGTTTACTTCCTGCTCGGTTAAAACGACTTTTTCACTTATGGTATCTAGCTTGCTAAACATAGCTTTTTGTGCTTTTATAAGCTCAGCCACCTGATACCTGACTAAAAACCAAGCGCCTCCAAGAGAAGCTATAATGGTTGCGATATAAACGAAATCTTTATCAACGCTCACTTTATTTTCCTTGCTAAAACTTCTGTCTTTTCTTTGCTTCCTATGCTGCTTCCGAAATAAAAACTCAAAACCATTCCAAGCGCCGTATTAAGCGTTCCTAAAAGAAGCATTACGACCTTCTCTTTAGGCGGCTCTAAATTTACGGATACCGAAAGATAAAACATTGCAAAAGTAGCTATAACAACAATAGTTGCAAGAATTTCAGGATATATCTTTTTAATTAAAGGGACTTTTTCATTTGCACTGATACCAACATTCATTTCTCTTGCGTTTTGCTTATCGGCTAAATACATCTGCAATTTCTCTAAAATAAGCTCTTTGTTTTTAATTTCAAACTCTTTTATTTTTTGCAACTCTTGCGGTGTAAGCTCCCTTTTTTCGGATAAGTCAATGCCCGTTTTATCTTTAATATATTTAACCGCCTCGTCTTTTCCTTTATCAACAAACTTAGCCACCAAGTCCATTCCGGCACTTGCAAGCATAGAAACTAAAGGTATCATCCTAAACTCCTCATAATTTCAGCAAGTCTTTTAGCTCTGTTTGGTGTCTGTTCTCTTGCCCACTTGCTATCAAGCATTTCATCTGCAGCTTTTTGATAATCTTTATTTTTTAAAGCAGCCCACATTTTTTTAAACTTCAACACTCCATCAACTCCAAGCTGATAAGCCATATTTGCTATAACTTCTTGTGCTTTTGCAGGAAGTTCTAAAAAGAAAGGCTCTTTTTCATTAAGTTCAAGAATTTTTTCATCAAGGCGGTGTTTTAAAAGAAGTTCGGCTTCTTTTTCTGTAATTGGAAGTTTAGTTCCGTATCCGATTGTAGGATAGCCTCTTGTATCTTCATAAGGCATCCCCTCAAACCCCTCTTCTTGTTTTAGACTCTCAATTACTCTATCTAAATTCATTATATCCCCCATTTTTCAGTGTAGTAAGTTATTTCAAGTTCAATCATTCCACGACCAACAATAACTTCGTGGTGTTCAAAATCAATCTCAATACTTTTTACACTTGCATAGTCTCCAATAGGATTGTCTTCAGCAGTTTTAAGAGCCGATAAAATTGAACTTATAGCCTCTCTTACATTTCTTGCGGTCAAATCTTTTTTTGCGGTTGTATATTCGATTTCTACTTTTAAAGAATGTTTTTCACTTCCACTTGCTTCTTCATCAACACTATCCTCTTTATCCCTTACAACAATAATAGGAAGCTCATTAAACTCAGCAGGAGTTACTCTCCATTCATAAATAGGAATATTTAAAGGTTTTAAAGCTTCGATGATAGAAGTTATAATTTCAGCTCTTCTCAAATTTCCCATCCTTAAAAGTTTTGATAAGTATAAAAAATTAGAAAAAAAAAGTAAGGGAGTAAAATTTGGTGATATTAAATAGAAACTTTTTTTACTTCATCTCTGCTTACATAAACTTTTACAATCCCGCTTCCATCATCTTCTTTGTAAAGTGTAGAAAATTCTCCAAATTCACATTTGATTTTAGGCTTATCACAAATTAAATCATCTTTCTTAATGTAGATAAAAATTGCTTTTGTAGAGAACTCATTGTTAAAAATAAGTTCAGGGTCTAAATTAAATATTATTTTCGTGTCTTTAGTCGCATAATCGCAAAGAAGAGTTGCAGGAATTGCAAACTCTTCGAAAAAAACTTCATCAATATCCGCTTTTAAATCTTCATAAAACTTATTCACCGAGATACGCCCTTATCTCATCCGCTTTCATCTCAAGAATACCGCTAAAAGCATCTTCTTTTTTTGCTTCTTCAATAATTTTTTTAATCAAATCAGCTTTTTTCAAATCCCCCGCATCAAATCCAAGAGCTTCAGCAAGCTCTTTTAGCTCTTCTACTTTTAATTTCCCAAGCTCTTTTTCAGGCTTAATTTCCACACTGCCTTCACTTGTTTGAGTAACGCTTAGAGGCTCTATCATTTTGGCATAACCGGCTTTAATAAGTTTTTTTGCAATATCTTCTGCAATTTCAAAAGTTTCCCCAGCAGAGAAACTGCCTCTGCTAGTAGAAATTCTTATTATAGCTTTTAGTTTAATTTGTTTCATTTCCTTTCCTTAAAAGTTTTATGCAAGCACTTTTGCAAACATAAACGCATCAACTTCTACAGGCACTACAAGAGGTGCACTCTGCATTAGCATAAATCTAACGCTTGGGTCTTCTACTTCCCAAGATTTCAAGAAAAATTTAGTAGCGGTAAGCGCTTGTAAGTCTTTAATAGCTCCGTAAACCCTTTTTGCCTGTGTTTTAGTGCTTCCATAAATTACGCCTTTGCTATCTACCATTTCTTTCTCTTCCCCACTCTCTGGGTCGATATACCACTCATCGTAACTATAAATATCAGTAGCAATTTCAGGAATATATCCCCAATAAGTCACACCATCAGGAAGTAATTCAGGATCAATCATACCCCTATCAACTCTTCTTAAATCAAGAGCTTTTTGAACTTTTGCGTTGCTAATAAACGCATCAATCGCATCGCTACCAAATACTGCTACATTAGGAGCAATTCCACCGGCTTTTACCCTCTCTCTTCTCCACTCTCTCATCATTGCAATCGGGTCAACGTCATTGCTATCCCAAGTGTTATCAGTAAGAACTACAAACTGATTTGCATCAAATCCAAAATCAATTACCTCTTCAACTCCATCACCTTTCACTTCAACTTTACCGGTAGTAAGCACCTGAGCCGCCATCCATTCAATTCTTCTTACAAGATTTTCTTTGTGTTCCTGTGTTTCTCTTGCTACCTTTTCGGCTACAACTTCGGCAATGGATTTGTTTTCGGCATAGAAAACGTTATTGCTTTTTCCGATAATATCAGTAGCTTCAGTAACCCATTTTTCTTTAATATATGCAGGTTTATAGCTTCTAACGCTTTGTGTAGAAGTGTTTACGATTTTTCCCTGCACTTTAGGCGATACAAAAGGCGCTAACGTTCTTTTACCTTTTCTTACAACAATATCAACATATTCACTTGGCGCCACCTCTTCTTTACCAAAAAAAGTATCTTGCAAAAATGTCCCGGCAGTCGGAACTTGATTTGCAACCGCTATTAATTCCCTTGTTTCAAACAAACTTACTAACTCTTCCATTCATTCCTCCTTACTTTGCAAAAATTCCGATATTTCTTAACTCTCTTGCAACGCTTTCAATGTCCCATCCGTTACCAAAACTAAGCTTACTTTTTACAACTTCGCCAAAAAGCAAAATAGGCACATTTTTATTTGTATCTGTGCTTACATCTTCAAACAAAACCGCATAAGGTTTTTCGCTTCCGTCTGTAATAGCTTTTCCCTCACTATCTTTTGTAGCAGATAGTTTTAAAGTCCCCGTATCGGTAACTTTTCCAAGCACTGCACCGGCTTTATAGCTCCCAGCCTCAATTACTCCGCTATCAGTAACAATAGTATCTCCAATTACCACACCCATAATTAGCTCCTTTTAATAAATTTTTCAAGCACTTTTGCATATGGACTTGATTTTTCTTTCATTTTCCCATCAGCAACCACTGCTCCGACCCCGGCTTCGGCTAAAAGTGCAGCAGCTTTTGCCCCGTCTTTGCTAAAACTTTCAGCAACTTTTGCCTTTTTCTCTCTTTCAGCTCTAAATACAGCAAGTTCTACCATTTCAGCCGTGCTTTTTCCATCAAATTTAAGTTCTTTAACTAAATCCTCATAGCCTTTAAATTCTCCTAAATCTTCAATTGCTTTAATTCTTTCTCTCTCCGCTTCAGCCCCAGCTTGAAAAATCTCTTCATAAACTTGAGGATGCTTTTCTTTAATTACATCAGCCGTAATTTGAACGTTCTCTTCCATTTTTGCTCCTTTTTTATAGTTTGTTTTTTTATTTAAAGTTTTGATTAACTTCTCAAACGTCATAATCCCATCAATCATCTTTACATCTTTTGCCTTATCGGCTATCAATAAATCGCCCTCTCCAAAATTGTTAAGCACATAATCAACGCTCACTCCCCTGTAAGCAGCAACTGCTTTTATAAATTTATCAGCCAAATCGTTTGCCCAGACTTGAATCTGTTTAACTCCTTCTTCGCTTTTAATGTCAGGGCGTTTTTTAGGAGATTGAACGCTTACAATTTCAACCTTTTCAATTCCTTCTTTTCTTAGTTTTTCAGTATCATCAATTACAGTAAAAACTACTCCGATACTTCCAACAAATGCCGTTTGAGATGCGTAAATTTCTTTTGCCGCACTTGCTATCCAATAAGCAGCACTTGCCGCCAAATCATCCACATATGCCACCACTTTTTTAGGAGAATTTCTAATATATGTCGCAAATTGACTAATCCCTGCCGCTTCTCCCCCGGGACTATCTATATTTAAAACAATCACTTCAACGCTTGGATCTTCTTCAAGGACTTTAAATTCCCTTGCATAACTCTCAAGGCTTCTAACATCTGCACTAAGTTCCATCATTCCGCCATATCTAACAATAGGACCTCTGATATTTAAAATACCGATATTTCCTCTTTTTTCTACAAACTTAAGCTCTTGCTTTTTACCATCCCCAAGGCTTAAAGCCCTTTTTTCGATTTTTTCTTTAAATTCGCCGCTTAAACCAAGAGTTGGCGGATTTCTGCTTACTATATTTAAAGCAACTCTCATCCAATTTGGCTCCATAAGCCAAGGCTGAGATGAGAGTTTTGCAATCAAATTAATCATTTCTCCTCCTTAAGTCCGGCTTTAATCATTGCTTCGTTTTCTTTTTTTGCTTTTCTGATATTTTCAAAAAAGTCGGTTCCGTTCATCTCGGCCGCTTCTTTTGTTCTAGTTGAAAATCCTTCCGCTACTCTTTGCGCTGCAGCTGCTGTTTCAACTTTTTCATTAATTTGTCCAGGCGTAGGACCATACCAAGTTGTTTTTAAATAAGCCGCTCTAACAAACGGGTCTTCTAAAAATCCGGGAGCTTCCAAATAGCCTTTTAATACCGCTTCTGTAATAACCAGTTCGTAAATAGGCTGACAAAAGCCATTAACAAACCAAGCCCTTCTTGTCTTAAACGCTCTCCAAGCTTCTAAAAAACTTGCTCTTGCCGCAGTATAAGAAGAGGTAAAATGCTTCATTAAAATTTCATAAGGAATATTTAATCCAACTCCGATTTGTTCTAAAATCCCTTTTACAAAAGCATCATATGCGCTATTTGGGCGTTTCGGGTCGGCAACTGCTATATCTTCCATAGGATTAAGTGCTACAATCGCACCTGGTCCAAGCTTTAGTTCTTCATCTTCAAAAGGCTCGGCATCTGGATTTTCATTTTTTAAAAATACGGTAAAAAGTCCGCTTATAAGTGCTGCGGTAAGCTCAGCTTCTGTGTAGTCTCCAAGAAGTTTAAGGTGTTTAATTACGGGCGCAAGATAAGGTATTCCTCTTCGTTGTCCGGGTCTAGTCTGCTTAAATAGATGTATTACAAGCCTTCTGCCGCTCTCTCCCCAAGCGGGGAATTTAATCCACTCCAAATTTAAGTTATATCCGCCCGGATGAGTTTTTAAAATATGATATTCGACAGGCTCTCCGTATTCATTTACTCTAATTCCTCCAGCAAGTTCATTGCTGTCAGGAACAAAATTTTCATTACACACTCTATCGGCTTCAATAAGACTAATAGCAGTCTCAAACGGCCAAAATTCTCTTTTTATTGCAGGAGTTATCGCAAAAACGTCTCCACTTAGCAATGCACTAGCAAGTGCTACGGCTTGTAGTTCGTAAAAGTTCTTTTGCCTGCTCGCATCGGCATTTACGCTTTTTGCCCAGTTGTTAAAAATTCTCTCAGCTTTATTTTCCCACTCACTCGCTTCATCTTCATTCATCCCAAGATACTCAAAATCAATCTGACTTTGGACTCTAAGCCCGGCACCCACAACACTGTCAAGATTTGTCTCAATTGCTCCAATTACAACAGGGTCGTTCCTAAAAAGATCTCTACTTCTTGCTCTAAGGAGTTTTAAAGAAGGCAGGTCGTCTCTATCCGCACTCTTTAAAGTTCCTCTCCAATATTTAAGAGATTTTTTTTCGGTAGAAGCTCCCTCATAGCTTCTTGCATAATACTCAAAAGCAGTTTTTGCTTTAAGTCTTTTCACAGCTCTCTCAGGCGAAAAAATAGCAATAGCCTTATCAAGTAAAGACGGTTTAACCAATTTTTGCCTTTTTATTAATAAATTTAATTAACATAATTTTTTTACCCTTTAAAAACACCATATCCAACATTTAACCCTTTTTTGCCGCTTGCAATTTTTTCAAGTCTCTCAACCTCTTTTCTCCAAAAAGCAATATCAGCGTTTATCTGCTCTAATTCAGCCCTTTTTGTTTTTTTATCGCCAATACCGTATTCCTGCGCTCTTAAAATCCTGCTTCTTGCTTCAAGCGCTTCTTTTAAATACTGCTTTGCTTCATCTAAACTCCAAGCGGCCACAATAATCCTTTTTATCGTAAGTGTAAAGAAAATTTGATAAAATGTAAGGGAGTGAAATTTGGCGATATTAAGGAGCAGAAATGAATCTTCAATATTATATTAATCTATATAATTTTTTAAAACCAAAAAGAGAAGCAGATATTGAACAATTACATAAAGAAGATAATATTTTTACACCTATTGAAAAAGACCTTTTAGGAATGACTTTTTTAGAGCTTATACCATCATTACAGAATATTAATGAATATTTGAACAAGATAAAACATATAAATGAACTAAAAAATAAACAAGAACAAATATTAACAGAAATTATCGGTTCAATTGAAAAAAGCTCTTTATTTCTTAATACCTTTTATACTGAATATGTAACAATAGATAATAAAAACACATTTTCAAAAGGCACTTACAGAAAAAGATATACACAATATTTTAAATAAAGCTCAAATTTTTCCGTTTGAGTATGATGATGAGAAAAATATTAGTGGACTTGGTGGATTTTATAGGATTAAGCCAGGAAAACATTTTATTTTTTTTACAAGAATTAAAATACTTTTAGAAATAAATCAAGAAATAAACAATTTTGAAAAGGAAATAAGTCAACAAAGACAAAATGTCAAGCTTTTGACTGAAAAGCTAGTTTCTTATTTTGAACAATTTCCAATTAATTGGAACAAATTTATAGAAAAAATAAAGAAACTTCAAACCTCATAAATCTTCTCTTTAATTCCAATAAACTTTTTACTTTCTTTTAACATCTCTTCTAACACCACACCAAGAGGCTTTTTTTCTTTTTTAGCTAAAATCTCCAAAACCATAGCAGTTTCAATAGTTACACTCGGTCTTATTTGAGTCGTAGGCATTTTCTTTTTCATTTTACTCCTTTGTTTAAAATTCTTGAGCGTTTTTTCGTTTTATTCTCTTTTGCGGATTTGTCAAAATAGTATCTGCTTAAATCAGGGTCTCTAATTGCAAGTGCAGCTCTTGCATACACTCTAACATCAAGTGCTTCGTTTCTTGCCCTTCCTCTTTTTACCCATTTACCATTAACTCTTTTTTCAGCTAAAAACTGCTTAAAATACTCTTCATCATAAATTTCTTTATCAGGCCAGTGACAATAAAGAGGTCCGGGAGTTTCCACTTCAAGAGCAGCATAAATTTCGTCTTTCGCAGCATTTACCCCGATTTGAAAAAGCGGAACATTCCCTTTGTTTTTAATGCTAAATCTTTTTGTAGTAATAGGCGCATCGGCTTTATTGCTACCTTTTATTGCAAAAATTCCTCTTAAAAATCTTTTTTTGCAAAATTCATACATCGCCTGCGTTTTATGTCCTCCCGTATCTATTGCAGCAGCAACTATTCTCATATAATTACCACTTTCGTGTTTAAATACGCTTCTTAAATATTCATCAAGCTCTTTTTGTGTTTTTATATCAGCAGGATCGCCATAAATAATCTTATAATCAATACTCCAGCTTTCAAGCCCCTCGCCCCAACCGACAACCTCAATCTCAAAACGGTTATCTTGCGTATCTACTCCTGCGGTTAAAACTTTTACTTTCTCAGGAACTTCGGCAGGATAAGGCTCTTTTCTTTTTAGCAAATCCTCGACTTTTATCTGTAGTTCACTCACTTCAAATTTATTCTCATAAGGTCTTGCTTCAATCGTATTAACCCAAGTCTTCATAAAATCAAACTTACCTTCTTTTTCTTTTTTTAAAGCTTTTACATACTCGCTAAAAGCCTCTCTCCAGCTAAACCAAGGAGAATAAAACGCAGGAAGTCTATAACCTTTTTTAGAGCTTTTAGGATTAAGCGGTATCCACTTGCCTTTTTGCATCATTTCCATCTTTTTACTCTCATCAATCAAACTTCCGCATTTTGGACAGCAAAACAATACATCACTTGTAAGCTCACCTCTTGCTTCATCAAAGTCATAAACAAAATGCTCTTTTTCAAACCTTACATACTCTCCGCATTCAGGACAAGGCACGAAATAATGCCTTTGGTCAGTTTCGTTAAATTCTTCTTCAATCAAGCTGTCTCCTTTAATGGTAGGTGAAGAGTTGATAAAGATTTTTTTGTTTCTAAATGCAGCCGCTCTTCTTTTTGCAAGAGCAACTGGATTTCCTTCATTCCCTACGTCATCTTTCCACCTATCAACATCATCGCAAATTACAACTCTTCTACTCATAGACGCAAAAGTTGAAGGAGTTTGAGCCCATCCAAGTTTTAAACTTCCTCCTTTAAATTGAATTTCGGTTCTTGTAGTTCCGCCTTGATTACTTTTTGCCCATATTACTTTATCTTTTAATTTATCCATTGCCTTAATTGAAGGAATGAGCTTATCTTTCATATGAGTTTTTGCAATGTCTTCTGTATGCAAGATTTGAAGCATTGGACATGGATAATAGTCCATATAGTAAAAAATTACGTTGTTTCCAACCTCCGTTCCACCGATTTGGGTAGCTTTCATAAAAACAACCTCTTTTGTATCATCCATAGGGCTTAAAACATCCATAATTTCTTTAAGATATGGCGTTTTACTTGTTCTCCATCTGCCTGGTTCTGCACTACCTTTACTTGGAAGCACACGATACTTATCAGCCCACTTGCTTATGCTCTCTTTTGGAGGAGGTAAAAGAGCCTCGGCAAAAATTTCTCTAATCATCTCTTAACTTCCTTGATAAGTCTTCAAGTGCTTGTTTTATTTCATCTTCTAAAACCTGCCTTATTTCAAACTCATCACTTTTCCCTGCAAGTTCATTTGAAACTCTCATTGGAATATTTAAAAGTTTTTCTTTTACCATCAAAGCAATTTCATAAAACTCTCTTTCAACTTCATCCTTTTCAATCAGTTTGCCTTTTTCTTTTAAAAACTTTAACTCGTTAAGTTTTCCAGCCCAATACTCTTTAATAATCGCAACTTTTAAAGCAGGTTTATCAACATCTAAAAGCAACTCGGCAAACTCATCAACACTCTGTTCATTAAAAACTTCTTTATCTTGCTTAATCTCAGCAGGAGTTTTTTTGATAACTTCTTTTTTTACTTTTTCAAGTTTTGTCTCTCTTACAAAGATTTTTCTATTTTCTTCGTATGCTTTTTTTGCACAATCAAGTTTTAATTTTTTACCCTCAAAGCAGTTATCAAAAACTCCTTTTTTGACTAATTTGCTTATATATTGCCTACTAACTCCAAGCTTTTGTGCTAACTGATTTTGTGACACTAATTCCATTTTGCTCCTTTTGTCAACTAAATAAAAATGTCAACCAAGTAGTTTACAAATTACATACTCTAAAAAACTCCCTTAAATACGATGATTTCTTAAATTTTTCATAATATATTTGTCAACCACTTTTTTTCAAATTTTGTGTGTGTGAAAACTGGGGTTGGCGACCACCGCAGACCTTACCTGCCGAAAGAACCTAAACGCCCTAGATTTCGGGCTTTTCACTTAATTCTCCCTAAATAATAATCCAAATTATGCTCAAATCTTTTCGGATACTCTCTACTCACTTCTTCAAACGCTTCTTTCATTGTCTCTTTATTAAACATCTGTGGAATAGAAATAGTTTTTTTCACAACTAACGGCAATCTCCCTTTACCCTCTCTTTGAAACACTTGACCTTTTGCAATAAAAGTTTTAGCTAATGTTTTCCTTCCTTCATCTTTTCTAATTAAAACACTCACACCTTTTTTATTCTGTCTTGCTCCAAAATGCGTAAGACTAAGCATCCTGCTCTTTACATTCAATCTCCACTCAAAAACATCTCCTTTTTTAACTAATTTAGTTCTCATTGATTTTTTCAAATCTTTTGCTTTTATGTTGTAAACTTTTCTAATATCTTTTACCACTCTTGTCCTAAACTTCCTTCCCATTTCAGTTGTAGTTCTTTTTTGCGCTCTATACCACACAACCGAATCAGCAAACGCTTTAAATTTATCAAGCCCTTCAACTTCTACTCTTATTTGCATCAAATCTCCTTAAATTCCACTTGCGGATACTTTTTTAAAAATAGTTTCTTTTTAAGTTTATAAACTTCAGTCTTAACTCCTTTCACATCTTCAACTATTCTTTTCCCGTCCTTTATATACTCAAAGTCGGCTATGTAAAATATAGCTCTCTGAGTTTTACCTTTGTATTTAAAACTATCTTGCAATAAAAATTTTGGCTGGAGTATCAAATTACTTATCACTCCAGCTCTTTCAAGCATTTTTAATTCTAAATACCTCTTAGCCTCTTTCTTGCTGTCAAATTTAAACCCGTCGAATTCGACGGGTTTAGCATTGTATTTGTGTTTTTTAAATCTCATTCCGCCTCCTCAAAATCATCTTCATTTACAATCTATCTTTAAAGCTTCATTCTCTTCTTCAAGACTTATGCATTTGTGCATATACACCCTAAACCTCGCATCAATTGCTTTCACATAAAGTTTTTCTACCTTCATTTGCTTTGAGGTATATAACCCGATTTTGTTTAAAAGCTTAATCATCATTTTTCAACCTTTCGCTCTTACCGGTGCAATCAAATTTTCGATCAAATCAAACTGCTTGCCTCTAACTAATAAATATTCGTAGGTCAATCTGTTAAATTTCATTTCCAAAATTCTTAAATCAAGCAGCTGTCTTATAATCATCTGCGCATATTTCTTTGTAACCCCGAAATTTTTAATAAGTTCAAATTCAAACTTTGCCCTGCTTGTTGTTGTCTGTTTTGAAAAATATTCTTTTGCGAATTTAAAGCATTCGTATCGTTTTGACGTTCTCATGCCCCAATCCTTTTAGCGTTTGCTAATTGAGCAACTATTTTTATAGCTTTATTTTCAATTTGCTTTTCGTCTTTAACTCTTACAGGTATGTTATAATTACAAGCTATTTTTAAAGGTCTTGGATTTTTCCCATAACCAATCAATTTAACTCCTCTTACTCTTTTATTTTTTGCTTTTCTTTTGTAAGTATCAATAAAATCTCTTTTAGCCCAAGTATCATCACTATTTGCATAAGCAACTTCATTATGAAAGTCAAACCAGCTTCCAAATTTTTCATTTATCACATCTGCGATTAAAGGATCCTCAAAATCAGGACTAACATATGAACCTTCAAAAATAGCAGTTTCTTTTGCTACCTGATAAGCAAGATTAGCAGCTTCTTCAATTTCCGCATCACTTAATCCAGCAGCTCTTATAAACTCAAGTTTGCTTGGATAAGGTCTACCATATGGCGTCCATTCTCTTCTAAGTCTTTCAATTGCTCTCAAAAAATTCTCATCATCTAATTCCTCACTTAATCTTTCATAATAACTTATAAGAGTTTGTTTATCCATATTTGCATCAATATCATCCAAAAATTTCCTCATTTCAATTGTAAACAGCTCTGGTGCTATCATGCAACCCCCTTATTTAACTTTTTTTCATAAATAGCCCTTAATGCTTCAATCTCATCTTTTATTTGCTCTACCTTATTAGGTCCATTAGGAATAGATTTTTTTGATTTCTCTTTTAGCATTTGAAGTCTCATTTTTTCGTAATTTCTCTTAATGCTTCTTGGATCTATTAGTTTATCAGCCCAAAACTCATTCTTGCTCGCCCATTCAATCACTTCTTCTACGTCATCATAAAAAGTAAATAAGCTTATAAATGTGCTTTCAAATTCATATCTTTTCTGATGAACTTGTTTCGAAATTTTTGATAGTTCCGTTAAAAAGTTTTCAAACCATTCTTTATTTATTTTTTTGTTATTGTTAATGTTATTGTTATTTGTTATATATTTGGCTACTTCGTGGCTACTCTCTGGCTGTTTAGTGGCTATTTTTTGGCTAATCGGGTGGCTAATTAATTTTTTTTCATTACTTTTTAACTCCGATTTTTCGGTAGTTTCTGACATATTGTCAGTGGCTAATTGGGTGGCTACTCTTTGGCTACTTTTTGGCTGTTTGGTGGCTAATGAGTGGCTACCCTGTTTTTGAGTATACTTATCCTGAGTAATGTTTTTTTGCGTTTCAAAAAGCTTCCAGTGGGCTATAAAGTTACTAATCACTTCCATAAACTCATCTCTCCATTTACCTGCAGTATCTTTACTCTTCACATTAAAAACCTTTGCAAGTGTGCGTTTTGAAAATCTTTTATTAAAATGCTCTAAATCTTTATCTATTACTCTTGTAATATCATTATCTTTTACGTAATACTTATAAAAGAGCCTCCAATAATTTTGGAAAGCTCCTGCCTTTTGATATAATTCCTCATCAATTAGTTTATCAATGTAGTCTGTTGGCTGTATTTGATAATAGCTCATATTTTGCCTTTTGCTTTTAATAGACTAAAAGAAGTTCTGCCCTCTTTGACTTTTCCAATTACTTCAACCAATCCCATATCTTTTAGTTCTGTAATGCGCCCACTTATTGCATGCAGCGGTTTATGTAGTTTTTTAGCTATCCTTTTGCTTGTAGCAGTTCCAAGCTCCAAAAGAGCTTTTAAAACTTCTTTTTGAGTAGGTTTTAATTTATTGTTTGCTTTTAAATACTCATATGCCTCTAAACTCGTTTCAGCCATTCTTCTTTTCATTGTCCGTCCTTTTAGGGATTATGAAATAGCTATCTGCATCAATTCCACAAGTAAAAATTTCAAACATAAGGCTTTGTTTATCTCTCATTTTAAATGTCTTTTCTGCTATTTTCTTATCTTCTTTATAAAACCAAACTTCATATACATTTCCTTCTTCTTTTGCCCTTTTTGCTTCTTTAAAAAACAATTCCCTTAATCTTTTTGCATCATCACTTTTCACTTCTTCTATAATTTCACACAAAAGATAATCCAAGGTAGTAAAAATCTCTTTTTCTGGAATAAACTTTTCATAAATTTCCCCATCATCGCCAAAATAAGCAGCGTGGTAGGTTATTTTACCTTTGTAATCTTTTGTAACGGCTGTTACTATTCCTACTCTAACTTTATCATCTGCTATAAAATAAATTTTTGCTCCAATCATTTTTGACCTCCAAAAAACTTAAATTCTTTAATTTCTAAAACTTTATTAACTCTTATAGTTCCGTTCCTGTCTTCCCACTTTTCTTCTTTAACAATTCCCTCTATTAAGACTTTTTTGCCTTTTGTAAGGTATTGCGCTAACTTTTCAGCGTTCCACAGCGTGCATTTCCAAAAAATTGTGTCTTGTTTGTCTTTGTATTTCGTATTTACAGCAATATCAAACACGGCAAGGGATTTGCCTCTTGGAGTGTATTTAAGCTCGGCGTCTCTTGTTAAATTGCCGACACATATATATTTCTGATACATTCACTTTCCTTTACACCAATAAATTTTCACAATGTTTGGATATTTAGATAAAAAAGGAACTCTATATCCCATTGTTTCCACTTTGCATACTTTTGCATTAAGCATTTGGTTTTGCAAATCACTTGAATTGAATTTGCCTATAAAAAGGGCATCTGTATTTTCAAACACCCCTTCATTTGCAAATATCAGGTATTTATGTGATTTACCCGTATTAACTGAAGTTGCTTGTTTTATGTGAATAATTCTTTCTTGTCTGTTTGTGTAATTAAGATATACGGCGCTGCCGATAAAGGCAGCTATTAAACCTATTGAAAGTAAAGTTTTCATCCTAAGCCTTTTCGGCTTGGAGCTGAAGTTCTTCGCTTTGTAGAGCCGTCTGCAATACTTTCAATTCATCTTCCGTTAGATTTTGTAAATACTTGCCTTTTAGCTCCACTTCTTCCGGCAGGTTTAAAGTTTCTCTTACGAATTTTTTAATTCTCAACGGCTCTTTGTATTTCTCCATAAGCAAATTGCCGACGATTTTATAAAGCGGCTCTTCTTTTTTCGGTAAAGATTTAGTTTCCGCTTTAATTTCGCTTCTTTGCGTCTCTTCTACAACTTCCACGTCCTGCATTTCTTCCGCTATCTGAATACCGCTTAAAACGTCAGGATAAGCGTCTCTTAAAGCCCACGCCCTTGCTCTCATCTGGAGCATTCTTTTAGGGTATTGTTTCCATGTCGATTTATTTAGCAAGCCTGCCTTCTCAGCGTCTTTTATGCTAAATTCTCTTACTACCGCTACCGATTCGTCTTTTCTTTTTGTTTCGCATACCGCAACTATGTTGTCCCCGTCTTCTTCCAAATATTCGTTAATATATTCCAACTTTCCGCTTGCTTTAACAAGTGCAAGCGCCGCGTCTCCCCAAATTGAAGGTCTGCCGTTTATTACGGCAATGTTTGTTAATGCCTGCATAGGGTTAAGCCCGACCATTTGTCCGAATTCAATCGCAACGAAAACGTCTTCCGGTTTTCCTCTAAATCCAGATGGGACTAAACTGCTGCTTGCTAAAACCTCACAATATTTCATTCTTTCGCCAAATTCTTGCGGAACTAAGTTATTACTGCTCATTTTGTCTCCTTTGAAGTTGTCTTGTTTTTCTTGCCGCTTTATTTTTAGCTCTTCTTTTTGCTTTCACTTTACTTGCAAGTGGTTTTGTGTATTTTCTTCCGTCATCAGCTCTTCTTTTATAATTTTTTCTTTCAGATAAATTCATCTTAACTCCTTCACTTTTATTGCTATTACAGGCTTTCCAACTTTTTCGTATTTATTTTTGTCAATTTCCGGATGTTCTGCGAAAAGTTTTTTTGTGTCTATCGTTACTCTTCCTTTTCTCGTTTCAACCACCGCTACCAAATTGCCGCTTTTAAGCTTTGCCGCTTCGTATTTTTTAGCAGCGTTTAGAATTTCGGCTTTCGCTTCGGTTTCAAGCTCTTTTGCCTCGTCTTTCAGCTCTTTTGCCCTTCTCATTTTTTCAAGGGCTTCTTTTACTTCATCCGTTTCAACTTCTTTTTCTTTTGCCTCTTCGTCAGGCATCCAGACACTGCTGCACTCGTTTTTAAACTCGCACCATTTGCACCTCTCCTCACTCGGCTCGGCAAACGGCTCGATTTCCATCTCAACCGCCGTCATTATCTTCTTTGCCTTTTCAAGAAGCTGTTTTGCTTCTGTTTCGGTCATTGCCTCAAATTCCCACTCTTTTATATCTTCAAGGTCGCTTGCATTTACCGCTACCAAAAAGGCTTTGTCAAGCCCAGCCATATAAGCGTTAAATCTTGCCTGTGTAACCCAGCTGTTTAACGGTTCTTTTATCTTTCTAAAATACTCGCTTCCAACGCTTTTAACTTCAAGCACCGCATAAGGTTTGCCGTTTTTGTAAATTATTCCGTCAGGATGAACTACAACGGGATAATCAGGATGCTTGATTTCTTTTTGGTGGTTTACATGCCCGTCGTGGTATCTAATATCCATCCCGCCTTTTTTGAGCAAAGAGATTAAAGCTATCTCAATCGCTCTTCCCCTTTCGGTTTTCCCGTTTCCCTTGAATTCGCTTTTGCCGGTTTTGTTAAAGTAAATCTTTAACGGGCAGTCTGCTATTTCGCTTGCGCCGACAAATTTGCTTCTGTCCCACTTTTCTTTATTCAAGATTGCTCTTACAACTGCGTCTTTTGCATTTAATTTGATTTCGTTTCCGTTTTTTGGTAAACTACTCATTGCTTATCCTTTCTTTTAGATTCTCGAATTTTTTAATCAGAAAGAAAGGTTTCATATCCTGCTTTTTAAGATATTCGATAGCGACCTCTAAGGCAAAAACAAGGTCGCTTTTCTCGTTTCTCGTAATTTCAAGATTTATTTTTTCGCTTGTTAAATAAGCTATTTCATCTATCACTTTTTTTACCCCCGCATCCCATTTTGCAGTCTCTGTCAAGCTTTTTGGCTGTTCGTAATATAAATCATCCATTTTTTCCTCCTTTTCTTGTTTTAGGCGCCAATGCGACTTTCACTCTTCTTAAAACCTCGTCTCTCAGTTCCGGCTTGTCTTTTATTTCCGGATTTAATTTCGTCCTTATTATCATCTCGACCGTATCGAGGTATTCGCTAAAAATCCTGCTCATACTCGCTCTCCCATATTTTTTTCTTATTGCGTTTTATCTGTATGTATTCCATCGTTTTCAACACCGCATACGGCAATATTACTGCTATTCCTACAACGATTCCGTAAATCATTGCTCAACACCTAACGCTTTTTTTAATTTTTCATAATCGCCTTTACTATTTTCTTCAAATTTTTTTCTCTCTTTTTCAAACAGTTCGCAAAGCGTAAGCCCAAAGTCGTTTTCTGTTAAAATCCTCTGTGCAAGTTCAGCTTCTTCTGTAAGAAAATGTGCAATATAGCGTTTGCCACCTTTTATCGTTTCTCCAGCCTCTGTAATAATGCCTTCAACTACTCTCCATTCCTCTATAAAATAGACTTTTTTTCCAATCATTTTCCTTTCCTTTCCCGAAATAATTGCTCGGATATTTGAATTTGTTATCTACGTCCCAGTCTTGCTTTTTCGATTTCCTTTTGCTTTTGTCTAAGCGCTGCATCTAACATCCTTATATAATATTTGTAAGTTAGTAAACTTCTGTTTTTTAGGACCGCTTTACGCTCCATTCAATCTCCTTTTTTCCATCCATTCGTCAAGTTCGGATTTTTTAAAAAATACAGCCGTAGAACTAAGCCTAAACGGTTTTGGAAAATCATCAAAAACTTTTTTGTACTTCTTAATTGTGCTTAGTCCGATACCAAGGTATTTAGCAGCTTCAAGCTGGTTTAGATACCCTTCTTTTCTAAGGTCTTTTTCTTGCATATACTCTCCTTTGTTTAGATTTAAGTGAAGACAGGTTTGAGGAGTGTTTTTTAGTCTTAAATTTATTGTGTTAATCTTTCAAAAGTGCTACAACAAGCACCAGCGGCCACTGGTGCTATGAGGTTGTAGTTACTGCTTTTTACCTTGGAAGGCGTTACAAAATCTGTAACGCTTATTGAAATGTTACCTATAAAAACCTGCCCTCGCTTAAAGCTAAACACTTGATTTTCAATCATCTCAACCCTCAACCTTTTTTGTTATAATCCGATATGGTTATAAATGGTTGTGTATGTGTAATTATACCACGCATTTGCAAGGGTGTCAATATATTTGCAAGGATTTTTTTGAAAAAAAGGCTTAAAAATGCAAGTAAAAGAAATTTTAAAAAGAATGAAACAAGCATATAAGGTTAAATCTTTTAAAGAATTAGCCCAAAAACTCGGTGTTTCTGAAAGCACTATTGATAGTTGGAAAGCAAGAGGGAGTATACCAGATAAATATATACTTCAAACCGTGCATTTGCAAGGAATAGATAAAACTTGGCTTGAAACAGGTGAAGGAGAGATGTATAAAACAAACGAAAGACTGCAAAAAGCAAAAGAGTTGCTAAACAATATAGAAAACAATCATAAAACAGATGTAGTGAATGTGCCTTTTTATGAGGATATATATGCAAGTGCCGGTGCGGGAGCTTATAATGAAGAGCTTACACCGACACAAAAGCTAGCCTTTTCTGAAAATTTTTTGAGAAATATGCTAAACATAATTGATTTTACGGGACTGCATATAATCACAGCTGTGGGAGACAGTATGCAACCTACCGTTTTCGATGGGGATAGACTTTTTGTATTGCCTATAAGAGACCACGACTTAAAAGACGGCGGAGTTTATGTTATATCTACTCCTTTTGGCGTCTTGGTTAAAAGAGTTTATATTTACCCAGTTGAAGAAAAGATAATTTTACATTCTGATAACCCTGATATAAAAGACGAGGTTTTAGAAGGCGAGATTATGGAAAAAGTTAAATTTATTGGAAGAGTTGTGGGAATATTGAGGAATAGGATATAGGAGGAAAGATGGAAAAAATTAAAAGTATTGAAGATTTATTAAAAAATTATCAAAATTATGAAAGTTTTGAGGATTTATTAACAGCTATTTCATTTGAATTACATTATAAAGATCCTAAGCTAAAAGCTGAATTAACTCAACCTTATGTATTTACTCTTGAAGAATTCCAAAAAAGTGTGTATTATGCATATTTAGCAATCCAAGGAAAAAAAGAAAATTTAATTTATTTAAGTGAAGAGGAAAAAACTGCTTTAAGAATAAAATATAAAATAGAAGATGGAAGTGATATAATAGATACATTATTAGAGTTTCCGGAAAAATTTTTAGAAATTTTCTCGAAAGGTTTTGAAAATATGGAAAGCAAGGATAAAAAAACTGTTTTAGTAGTGTTAATCGTTTTTATTTTTGGCTACCTTACAATAGATAAAATTGGAGAAAAGATTATAGAAATAGAGGAAATTTCATCTAAAACTGAATTGCAAGAAAAAAATATTGAAAGAGAAGAAAAATTATATGATGCTTTTGTGAATTTAAAAACAAAAGTTGGAGAAAACCCTCAGTATGAAAACAAAAGACAAGAAGCAATATTGAAGCCGGTTGCAGAATACAAAGATAATGAACTCGTTACAAAAGAAGTAAAAATAACGCATGATGAAGCTAAAAAAATTTTAAGTAAAAAAACTTTACCAAAAAAAATTGAAGAAATAATAGAAGGTATCTATATTGTTGATGGAATTAGAGGATTAACAAAAGACAAAACAACTTATTATTTAACGAACAACCAAGAAGAAATTATAATTACTTTAGGGAAAAGTGAAAAAGAGCTACCATTGAGAAGTAAATTACTCGACAATCTAAATAAAGAAGTGAAAATCAAGCTTAGAATAGTTAAAGAGAACGAAGCAACAAAAGAAAAAGTTTTAGAAAGTGTTGAAGACATAAAAAACAATTAATAATTATCATAAATAGAAAAATCTCACTTAAAAGCGACAATCCGGAAATACCGGATATTGTAATAAGCGGTGATGAATTGGATGGGTGTAAAATAATCGGAAGAGTTGTTGGGAGTATTAAGAAGTTTTAAATAAGAAGGGGATTGGAATAGTTGTAGGAATTTTAAGGAATAGGATATAATTAGAAGAAAAAGGGAATATGTGAGAAAAGAGATAATAGAATTAAAAATGGGTGAACTTTTCAGCGGTCCCGGAGGACTGGCACTGGGTGCCCAGAAGGCAATATTTGAAACAGATAGCAAAATTTACAAAATAAAACATGAATGGGCTAATGATTTCCACGAAGACTCATGTAAAACTTACAGACGCAATATAGATATAGATCCTAAAAATGTTATATGCGAAGACGTAAGAAAATTAAATATTGAAAACCTTACGCCGGTGGATGTATTTGCTTACGGATTCCCTTGCAACGATTTTAGCAATGTAGGAAAAAGAAAAGGTTTTGAGGGAGAATACGGGCCTTTATATACTTATGGAGTAAAAGTTCTGAATAATTTCAATCCTCTATTTTTTGTCGCTGAAAATGTATCAGGACTGAAAAGCTCAAATTCTGGAAAAGCTTTTGCAAAAATACTTAAAGATCTTGAAAAGGCAGGGAAAGGATACAATATTACGGTTCATGAATTTAAAGCAGAAGAATATGGAATCCCTCAGAAAAGACACAGAATTATTATTGTCGGTTTCAGGAAAGATTTAAAAAAAACATTTAAGGTTCCTGCGCCGACGCATAAAAACAATTATATAACAGTAAAAGAAGTTTTAGAAAATATACCTGCAGACGCTCCGAACCATGAATTTACCAAACAGTCTAAAACGGTTGTTGAAAGACTTAAAAGAATAAAACCCGGACAAAATATATGGGATGTAAATGAAACCCTGCCTCCTGAATTAAGGCTAAATGTTAAAGGGGCAAAATTAAGCCAAATATATAAAAGACTGCACCCTGATGAACCTTCATACACTGTAACAGGAAGCGGAGGCGGAGGAACACATATATATCATTATGAAGAGCCAAGGGCTCTTACCAACAGAGAAAGAGCAAGGCTTCAGACTTTTCCGGATAATTTTATTTTTGAAGGAAACAAAGAAAGCGTCAGAAGGCAAATAGGTATGGCCGTTCCTCCTAAACTTGCTGAAATTATTTTTACCGCCTGCCTAAAAACTTTAGCCGGTATTGAATATCCTTCAATAAAACCATCTTTAGAATCATGCACTCCTGTTTTGACATAAAAAGGATCACCATGGCTACAAAAAAACTTACAAAAAAAGAGCTGAAACAAATTATAAAAGATAAAGCAAAAGAATTTTCAGAAGAAACAAATAATAAAATTACTGAAAATGAATTCAAATCTTTAATAAGCAAATGTGTTCTTGCTGGCTCTGCTTTTCCTGATGAAAAAGGAATTGAAGAATGGTTTCATAAAAGATTTAAGCCTTTTATTTTTGAGTTAGATCTAAAAACATATTCAAAAGTGGTAATCGAAGCGTTAAAAATTCAATTCTTAATTGCAGGAACCGATTTCGGCAGTTCAAGACAAAGAGATTTTGGGCAAAAATGGGCTGATACTATAAGAGGATATTTGGGAGAATTCGGCGTAAAACAATGGATAGAAAAGAACTTTCCCGATATAAAAATATTTTTAGGCCATGAACAAGGTTCTCTTGAAGAATATCTTCCTAGAGACATACATCAAGTTAAAATTAAAGAACAAATAAAAGAACCTGAACAAAAAATTTCAATAAAATCTACAAAATTCAATGGTATATGGATGGATATACCCGGCGATCAATTTAATAAATCTGATATTTTTATATTAACAAAGCTTATAATTTCCAACGACCATCTTTTCAGCTTTTTTAAAGAAATATCCGTTTTTAGAGACAAAATTCTTAAATGCGGAATTCAAGAAAACTGCATTGATGAAGAAGAAGCTGATAATATTTTCAACCAGATACCTTCTTTTAAACCTGTTATAGGCTATATTCCGGGATTTATTGTCAAAAATGAACATAAAAGCAAAGAACCTTTTTATGAATATAGATTTGGAAGAACAAATGCAACAATTTATAATTATTGCGGAGAATACAGCGAAGATATTTTAGAAGAAATAAAAAAAGAAATCGAGGAAAAACAAAACAAAAACAAAATAAAAGTTTCTTTTGAAGGCATAAGAAGTTTTAGCAAACAGCATAAATATATTTTTGGGATGAAAAGTTTAAAATACACTAAAGATGATTGGGAAAATCACATAATAAACAAATTATAATGAAAGACAACTCATGGGAATAAGCCGTTCAGAAAACATGAGAAGAATAAGGTCAAAAGATACCTCTATAGAAATTATGCTAAGGAAAGCATTATGGGCAAAAGGCATAAGATATAGAAAAAACTGTAAAGATATATTCGGAAAGCCTGATATTTGCATAAAAAAATATAAAATTGCCGTCTTCTGCGACAGCGAATTCTGGCACGGCAAATATTTTCTCGAAGGCAAGGTTCCCAAAACTAACCAAGATTACTGGATACCTAAATTAAAAAGAAATATCGAAAGAGATAAAAAAGTAAATGAAACTTTAAAAAAAGAAGGATGGACAGTATTAAGGTTTTGGGAAAAAGAAATAAGAAAAAATCTTGATGAATGTGTTGAAAAAATTTGTAATGCTATTGAAGAAAAAAAACAAAAGAAAAAATGA